GTTCCTGATTCAGACCCTGGGTGCCAATAGCCCCTTGACTCCGATCCTGATGCAGTCGGTCATCAAGAACTCGTCGCTGACGAATCGTGAGGAAATGCTGGCGCAGTTGCAGAAGGCCGCACAACCCGATCCACAACAGCAACAGATGCAACAGCAGGGTGTGATGCTGGACATGGCTGACAAGCAGGCCAAGGTTGAGAAAACCAAAGCCGAGACTCAGAAGATCACCGTCGAGGCGCAACTCATGCCGAGTGAGGTGCAGGCCAAGGTGGTGTCGGCTTTGAGCAACAATTTGAACGAGGACGCAGAGGGTGCTGACTTCGAGCGCAGGGCGAAGATCGCTGAGTTGATGCTCAAGGAAAAGGATATTGAGTCCAACCATGACATCGCCAAGATGCAGATGGCAATGAAATCCCAAGAGACTGACCAATTCAACTCAATTTTGAAAGACTGAAATGAGCGAAACCAGTCTCCTGATATTAGCCAGGGAGTTCAAGAAACTGCGGGATGACACTCGCAGGATTCTTGGGATGCCTGTCGGCCCGCAAGGGGAACAGGGTGAAAAAGGCGAACGCGGTGAACAGGGTTTAACTGGAAGGGATGGGGTTGATGGCAGGGACGGTAGAGATGGTCAAGACGGTAAGAACGGTAGAGATGGTATCGCAGGCCCGAAGGGTGATAAAGGTGACCCTGGCGCTTTGGGAAAAGTCGGCCCACAAGGGGTGTCAGTTGTCGATGCCGAAGTTGCGATTGACGGAAACCTTGTCCTGACGCTGTCGAACGGCAACATCATAGATGCCGGTGAAATTGTCCAGCGGGGCAACGATGGGTCTGTCTTTGTCTCTGGTAATTCGTGGCAGATTACAGTATCATCCACAGCACCTCCCAACCCACAACTAAACCAGCTTTGGCTGGACATATCGTAATGGCAATAGGTCAAGGCACCCTCGTATTTGACTTTGGCGCTGTGCCAGGGACAAACGTTGTCACCGCTACTGTGGCTGATGGGACAATTGGTGCAGCCTCTAAGGTGGAGGTGTACCTGATGGGCACTGACAGCACGGCAACACATAACGCCGTAGAGCATCAACTCTTACCATTAGGTGGGTTGTCTTTACAGGTTATTTCGGTGACTGCTGGCGTCGGTTTTACCGCGCAGGCCGCGTCGAATCTTCGGTTGACAGGTACGTTCCAGTCGCGTTACGTCTGGGCAGATTAAAAGGGGCAAGTTATGTCAGGTTTTCGCATTGAAGGTAATACATCGGGCAACGTTGCAGAAGTCAACGCTGGCAATCAGTTAAAGGTCACAGCAGAGACTGACGTTGCGACCAATCCCGGCAACGTGGGTTCTTTCCGCATGTTTAGCGAGAACGACCCCGGCACTATCACTGGCGCTGCATACCTGAAGTCGCCTGAAACATCGTCTGATTACCGCCTGCGGGTGGGTATGGACACCATTGTTCTGGACGATACGTTTAACGGTCTGACTCAGAACACAACCAAGTGGGCATACGCTGCGGCAACGCTCACAGCTACGATGCCCGGTGCAGGTACTTTGAACTTTGGCACTGTCCAAGGTACGGCAGCGACTCACGGCGCTTTCATGCGTTCATTCCAGTACATACCGCTTTTTGGTGCGTCTGGTTTGGCGTTGGAGTTCCATGTAGGCCAGTTCACCGCTGCACTGGTTGCTAACGAAGTGTTCTTGTGTGGCATGGGTAACGTATCGGTGGCAGGCACAGAGCCTACTGATGGACTGTGGCTGCAATTCACTAGCGGCGGCACGATTCTTGTCATGCGCTACAACGGTACAACCACACAATCTGGCGTACTTGAGACTAACGCATCTCTAACTGTTGGTAGCCTGTATCACTACTGTCTGATTATCGGAAACAGCGAAATTGAAGCCTGGAAAGATGACGTTTTGCTTGGGAAAATGGCTATTCCGCTTTCAACGGCGCAACCATTCCTCCAAGGTTCTCTGCCTGCATTCATGCAGAAACTCTGCACTGGCACGGTGTCCAACACCAACACCATGCGCGTGTCTGACATTACTATCAGCCAGATTGACATTCTGACAAACAAGGATTGGGGCGTTGCTCGGTCACTGGCTGGAAAATCCGGCTTTGTGGGCCAGAACGGTCACACTCAAGGCAAGACCTCTATTTGGGCTAACAACACCGCACCAACTGCGGTTGCACTGACCAACACCACAGCGGCCTTCACTGGTTTGGGGGGTATTGCTGCGGTATTGCCTACCTTGGCGGCAGCATCGGACGGTATCGTTTTCAGCTACCAGAACCCCGCGCCCACCATCAACATCACAGGCCGAAATCTCGTGATTATGGGCGTTAAGGTGCAAGGCGCTGTGTCAGTTGTCCTAGCAGGTGGTCCAGTCGTTTACGCTTACGCTGTGGCATTCGGACACACTGCGGTTTCTCTGGCAACGGCTGAAACTGCATCGTTTGCAACGGCTACAACCCACGCGCCTCGCATCGTGCCTATCGGTATCGAGACTTACGCAGCTACGGCGGCGGTAGGCACTCTGGGATCGCAAGGCTTGACTCTGCAACTGAGTAACCCGATTGTGGTCAGGCCGGGTGAGTTTGTCGCCATCGTTGCGCGCAATATCGGAACCGTGACGACTACCGGAGCAATCACAATCACTGCTGTTTACGACGCATACTGGGAATAAGCTAAATGTCCCTGCTTCTTGCGCTATTCGGGATCACTCCGGCACCCTCCAGTCGTCTCAAATACTGGAACGGTGAGGCATGGGTCGCCAAGACCCTGAAATACTGGGATGGCGCGGCATGGCAGACCAAGTCACTGAAATACTGGGACGGATCGACATGGACTTAGAACTTGAAAAGTATTACCTGAAAAGGTTCGATATGTTCTCGCACCCGGCATGGAAAGACCTGATTGAAGATGTGCAGACCATGCTGGACACAACGAACACTCTCTCCGGTGTAACCCCTGACAATGTGGGATTCAAACAGGGCGAGGTGTCCATCATGCGCTGGATACTGACCCTCCAAAAGACCACTGAAGAATCTTACAAGGACTTGATCAATGCGGACGATTAGAGACTTCCTGTGTGGAACCTGTGGACAAGTCAGTGAGAAACTTGTGGACAGTGACTACAAAACCATTGAGTGTCCGGAATGTCATGGTGATGCGATTGAGCAAATGTCGATGCCCACCGTCCGACTGGAGGGCATCACAGGATCGTTTCCGGGCGCTGCTGACAGGTGGGCGAGGATTCGTGAAGATAACGCGAGAATCAAAGCGAAAAATGCTTGATTTCGTTTGAAATTCGGTATATAAACCGAGTACGTTCTATCGAATGGAGCATATAGCCAGCCTTCGATAGTGTTTAACCGGTAGCCCGTTAAGGGTCGGAGTGTAGATTTATGGCAGAGATTCAGGATATTGATGGTGAAGTAGGTGAGATCGAGGCTGTTGAAGAACAGCTAGCCGAACCCACCCCGGCAGCAGAAGTCCCATCATTACCCGAACAGTATCGCGGCAAGTCCGTTGAAGATATTGTCAAGATGCACCAAGAGGCTGAGAAGCTGATTGCGCGTCAGGGTCGTGAGGTCGGTGAAGTACGCAAGCTGGCAGACGAACTCATCAAGTCACAACTGACACCAAAGCCAAAAGTAGAGGAAGTTGCGCCTGTAGATTTTTTCGAGAATCCCCAGGAAGCGATCCGTCAGCAAATTGAGAATCATCCGCGTGTGCGTGAAGCTGAACAAACAGCGAAGCAGTTGCAAGCGGATCATGCGCGACAGCGATTGAACCAGATGCACCCTGACGTTGCCAACATCGTTCAGGATAGTGGATTTCAGGACTGGATTAAGGCCAGCAAAGTCCGCACAAAACTGTTTCAAGATGCCGAAGCATATGATGTAGATGCTGCTGATGAGTTGCTTTCGACCTACAAGGAACTGCGCGTTGTGAAACAACAGCAGGTTGCGAAAGTGGACACCACTGCCCGTGACCAGTCGTTGAAAGCAGCATCCGTGGACACTGGTGGGTCTGGTGAGACTACTCGGAAGGTTTACCGTCGTGCTGACCTCATTCGACTCAAAATGCGCGACCCTGTGAAGTACGATGCCATGTCAGACGAAATCATGGCCGCTTACTCCGAAGGTCGCGTGAAGTAACTTTTTTAACGGAGATTTATCATGGGTTTGGGTTCTAATCAAGTCACAGTCACCACATCTGACAAGTTCATTCCCGAACTCTGGTCCGATGAGGTCATCGCCACGTACAAGCAGAAGCTGGTACTGGGCAATCTCGTCACCCCCATTTCCTTCAAAGGGAAAAAGGGCGACACACTGCACATCCCCGTCCCCGGACGTGGTGAGGCGTCCAGCAAGGCCGCGAACACCCAAGTGACCCTGGTTGCAGACACTGCCACCGAGATCACCATCCTGATCGACAAGCACTACGAGTACAGCAAACTGTACGAAGACATTGCTGAGATGCAGGCCCTGGGTTCCATGCGCAAGTTCTACACGAACGATGCTGGCTACGCTTTGGCAAAGCAAGTTGACCGTCACCTGCACATGCTGGGTGCCACGTTCAACGGCGGCTCCATCGCTGGCGCGACCAACCTGTACGAAAAAGCTGTCATCGGCGGCGACGGTTCCACTCTGTTCTCTGGCGCCACCCCTGGCAACGCCACTGCACTGACTGACGCCGGCCTGCGCAAGATGATCCAGACTATGGAAGACAGTGATATGTCCTCCGATGAGTTGAACATCGTCATTCCCCCTGTGGAAGCTGCTGTGCTGCGTGGTATCGCCCGATTCACCGAGCAAGCATTCAAGGGCAATGGTGACACCATCTCCACTGGCCGCTTGGGTAATCTGTACGGTACTGAGGTGTACACCTCCACCAACTGCCCATGGGTTCACGTCAACAGTGTGACTTCCACACAGTCCGTGACATTCACTGCTGCTGCGCCTACAGGTGTTGCATTTGCTGATGCGTTCAACCTGACAGTTGACTGGTCTACTTCCAGCCCCACTGACACCAAGTACCGTGCTTGTATGATCATGCACAAGGACGCAATGGCTCTGGCTACCCAGCAGTCCATCCGTTCGCAGTCTCAGTACAAGCAAGAGTACCTGGGTACTCTGGTGACCTCTGACACCGTGTACGGTGTCAAAGAGTTGCGTGACTACGCTGCACTGGCGTTCATGGTTCCGGCCTGATGATTTAGGGGAGGTGTAACAGCCTCCCCGCTTAACAAAGGAATAAATCATGGCTACAGTAATTCAAGGTACGCAGCAGTTTCAGGGCGCATTCAAGGAAATGTGGGCTGTGACTGAGACTGTCAATTTCGCCAATGCCGCTACGGGTTCCGGTACGTTCGCTTCGGTGGATGTGGCTGTACCTAACGTCGCACTGGGCGATATTGTCATCGGTGTCTCGATGGGTGTGGACACTGTTGACGGTGTTGTTCAGGGCGCGGTCACTGCCGCCAACGTGGTGACACTGACTCTGCTGAACAACAGCGCGGGTGCCATCGACCTGGCATCTACAACCTGCAAGTTCATTGTGGGTCGTCCAAGCTGGTAAACCAAAGACCCCACTTCGGTGGGGTTTCTTTTATGACCACATTCAAATGCAAACGCTCGGGTAATTTCGTATCCTTCTCCAACGTCAATGACATTGAGGGGTTGCGCAAACACGAGGGTTATGTAGAGGTTACTGATGTTGAAGCCCCAAAAGCCATCGAAACAAAATCGCCAAAAACGACCACCAAAGAAGTGCTGACACTTCGCAAGGGTCGTCCTCCAAAACAGGCAATGCCTGCGTTTTTACAGGAGTAGTCATGGGAATGATGAGTGATGGTAACGTCGCGCCTCAAGGCGATCCGACCACTTCGCACGGCAACTTCAATGGTGTCGTGGATGTTGGTGGTCAACAGGTGCAAGTGCAGAAGGGCATCGCCAAAGTCGAGGGTCAACCCTACTTCGTGTCCGACAATGGCGCAATGGTGGTGGACCATCAGGGTAATGTCATCGGTTATGTGGCTGATGGCAAGTTCACCCAAATGGATGCAGAACATGCTGCACAGTTGCGCCAGGCGGGTTACATGAAATGACTCTCGACCTCCGTGACATTGTTGTTGCGGACTTGCGCCGGCACTACGCTGGAGATGATTACTCTGAAGAATATGCCATTGAACTGGCGACAGAGTTGATAAGAATTGGGCAGATATTTGAGTCAGAGAATGTACTGATCAGGTATCATAAGGTCGATGATGGGACTATCGAGTTTCATT